ATTTTACGCCGTATGCCATTGTTATTTTAGTAAACTCTTCCCGCAGTTTCGTTTGCTCTTTCTATTGCAATCAACAAATCTTGTCCATCAACTCTAACCTCTCCGGTTACTTTAATATTTCCTCCATTACTAGATTTACCAATAATAGATTGTAATTTATTTAGTGGTGCTATAACTTCAGGATTTTGTCTTGCTCCCGGATATTCGCCAACTAATCCCATTGTCGGGCCACTTATAATTCCACCATTTGCAAAACCAGTTACAACTCCGCTAGTACTACCGGCGTAACCACCGACAGACGATCCCATTGCTCTACGACCTCCGCCACCGCCTCCGCCAATTCTAGCGGCTCCGGCTTTAAATACACTACCTAAAGCAACTAATGCAATACCACCGGCTATTGCTATTGCCGGATGAATTGACTTTAATGCTTTTTCTACTGCTTTTAAAGTAATACCAGTACCGATAGCTAATTTACCTAATTGTACCGCCATACCCCCTATAGTTCCTAAAAGAACTTTAGATAATTTACCGGCTAAATTACCGCCGGTTGAAATCGCATTTCCTAATGCCGAGCCAATCCCAAAGGCTAAATTTCTTAATCCTCCTTGTAGTATTTGCCTTAATTTTTCAGTAAATTGAGATGATTTTTCAAGTATTTTATTAAAAGACTCTTGAAGTCTTAAATCTTCCTCCTCTATAGCCTCAGTATCAAAAAAATCTTCCCATAACGCTTGTTGATCTAATATTTTTTGGTCATCAACATCTAATGACCAAGGTATTTTAACCTCAGGAATATCAGCGGAAATACTACCACCACCGCCATTACCTGAAAACCCACCGCCAACATCTGTTGCAGTATCAGTTTCGCCACCACTAACCGCCATTTCAACCGGAACAACAATTTTTGCGATTGTTTTTTGTTGTAGCGCTTCATTAAAATTATCTACGACAGAACTACCTAAAATTGAGGCGTCTGTTTTAATTGAATCAAATGCAGCGGTAACATTATTTTTTAATCCATCTGCTAAGTCTGAAAACCCTTGAACAATTTTATCTTTGTCAAAGGTAAAAACGCCCATAATAATATCGCCAATCCCCTTAAATAGTGTTATAAAATTATTTGCAAATGTTTTTATTATTGTTGAAAAAGTAGAAAATACAAACTTTCCAACGGCTAACATATTTTTAAAATTAGCTATTAATGAATTTACCGCTAATTGAATAGGTAATGAATTATTGTATAAGTCAATAAAATAGTTTCCTATTTTTACTAAAGCGGATTTTATACCCGCCCAATTTTTATAAATTACAACTGAAATTGCAGTTAATCCGGCAACTATTAAACCAATCGGGCCCATCATAACAGTTAAAGCCGTTCCGATAGCCGGTGCCAAAGTAACTAATGTTCCTAAAATATAAAGTACCGGGCCTAAAGCCGCAGCGATACCCGCAAATATTACTATTAGTTTTTTTGTTGTTGGACTTAATTCTGAAAATTTTTGCAATAAGCCGTTTGCAAATGATACTAATTTAGTAAATACTGGCAATATAACTTGACCAAACTTCGCAGATAATTCTTTTAAAGATTCTTGAAATATTCTCATTTGGTTTGCAGCGCCTCCGCTTGTTCTACCAAAATCGCCCTGAGCATTTGAGGTTGATTCCATTATAAACTTATAACGTAACGCAACTTTTTGCGCTTGTGTCATTGTTTTTATATTGGCGTTCATACCCCTTTCCATTGCAAAACTTTTTAAGTTTGCCTCAGTCATAACAATACCTAACCTTTTTAAAGATTCGGTTTCTCCAGTAAAAACTCCCGCTAATGCAGTTGTCGCTTGGTCAATTCCTATATTTTTAAATGATGCTAAATCTCCGGCTAAACCAACCAAAGACGTACTCATATCAGATGCAGCCCCTTGATTTAAACCCATTGAAGTTGCCATATCTCCAAATAATGCAGCCATATCTAAAGCGCTACCCTCCGCAATACCGAATTGTTTTAATGTAGTTTTTGCAAAGTCTTTTACTTCTTGTTTAGATTCGCCAAAGGCAACATCTACTTTGTTCATTGATTCTTGAAAATCACTTGCAAATTTAACCGCTGCGCCACCGGCAACTGCCAAAGGCAAAGTTAATCTTGTTGATAATGACTTTCCAACGCTTTGCATCTTTGATCCAAAACTTGACAATTTAGAACTCGCAGAACTAAGCGCATTTTTTAACTTGGAAGAATCTCCGGTAATATTTATTTTTAAATTCTGTTCGGCCATAGTATTAAATAAGTTGAAACAAAAATACAAAAAAAAAGACGCTTTTATTTTAACGTCTTTTTATTAGTCATTGATTGATATTTTACCATAAAAGCATCCATTTGCTCTTTTGTAGATTTAGGCTCTGACCTTTTCTTTTTTCTTGCAATATCGCTTGGTAATTGAAATAAATCTTCAGGTTTTAACATCTGTGATTTTTTCTCACATTGCACGTTGTGAATCATTACGGCAATGTAACGAGTTTGCTCCCAATTTAAATTGATATTATTATGATAGTGTTGGGCTATTAAAGCATTTTCCCTCCAAGTTTGCCGCCAAAAATCGTCAGGCTTAATTCCAACTAATCCAATATAATGGTCAGTTAGGCTTTCAAAATTTACTTCTTCTTTGACGGCTGACGCTTTCCCTTAGTTTCAGTTTCGCCATTTAAACTATTACCTAAAATTTTAGATTGTAGCATTACCTCAACAATCTCATTAATTTTTTCGGCGTCTAATTCATCTAACCAAGCGCCAACAGTAAATAAATTATAATCTATTTCGTTTCCGTTTTCTTGGTCGTTTGCTAAGATCGCAGAATAAACTAAGGCTCTTAATCCTTTTATTGATATTCCGTCTTGAAATGCTCCGCCAATGTCTTGTAGTGAAATTCCTAATTGCTCGGTAAATTCCGACCAAAAGTTCATTGAAAAATGTAGAGTTCTGTTTTTGTTACCAACTTTAATGTCAATGTAACCCCTTTTTTTGTTTGTCATTTTTTAAGGTTTAAAATTAATGTAAAAAAAGCCGTCGCCAAATATTGACGGCGGCCTATATAATAAAAACTAATTATTATTAGTTAGTTGATTTTGTGATTGCTCCAGTGATAGTTAAAGACCCGCTATAAGTTACGGCAGCTTCCATTTCAGCAGACATTTCAACACTTGATAAAAATGCTTCAGCAGTATAGACTGCGTCTCCAGTTTCAGCAGTTCCAAATACGCAAGTTAATTGAGTTCTAGCTAAAAGAAAATCAGCCATCTCAATAGCATTTGACGCATCGTCATATACTACTAATCCCTCGAAAGAAATCTCTCCTCCTTTTACGCCTCCGATATACTCAGAAAATCCGTTTGAATCTTTAGTTGTAGCTTCCGGTGTGTCCATTGATAAAGACATTGAACAACTTGTAGTATGTCCAACTGTAGCACCTTCTACTGTTAAAATTAAGTTAGTTCCGTTAAATACTCCGGTTGTAGCCATTTATGTAATTTTTAATATTATTATATTTTGTGTAAATATACGAAAATATTTATTTATGAAAATAGTTGAATTTATTGTATAAGTATTTTATTTTTTTATGATTTCGTTTATTCTTTTGATGTCTTTTCTTAATCTTTCCCTTTCGAGTTTCCATTGTAGTATTTCACTTTCTAAAACTCTAATATCAGGAAAAACATATACGTTTTGATTGTGCCTAATTCCTTTTGTATCGCCTTCTACTTCTTTTATTCTATTTTCGAGTTGTAGGTACATATAAACGGCAGTACCTACCCCCAAAACTATTTGGATAAGCCATTTGATATTAATTGATAAATTACTATTGTCGTTTAACTTTGTCATTTATCTTGCCTTTTATAAAGTAGAATATCTCTTTGCCTAAAAGACCAAAGAAACCTCCGACAAGTCCAACCAAAGCCGCTTGATATAATCCCATTAAAGAAACTGACGAAACAGTAGTAAATAACCAACCACCAAAAAAAGATATTTTGCTATCCAAATCCAAGATATTAAATTTTGTGTGAATCGTAATCTAAACCATAAAAAGAATGTACGCCATTCCCTTCGATATCAACTGCATAATCTTTCCAACCTTCAGGATGATCAACCGATGTAACCGCCGGAGTTACTATCATACCTTCTTCATCTAAAACTGCCTCTTGTTCTATTGTAGTAATATCTTCATCATTCCAACATACGTCAATATGCCAACCTTCTGATAATACTGGAGCAGTTATTTCTTCTCCTTCTTCGTCATATTCCCCTTGTTCAAGAACAATATTTCCTAGTTGTACAATAGTACTTTTGTGAGTTGGATATTCGTTTCCATCTTCATCAGTTGCAGTTCCAAGAGCATCAATTTTACTTTGTGCTTGTTCTCTTGAATCAAATTCGTATTTTGCTATTCTCATTACTTATTTATTTTAACTTTTGGTTATAACTATTAGTTATTATATTATTTACTCTTGTTGTTATTATAGGTGTATTTGTTACACTTGTGTTAATGATTTTAATTCTTGGTCTGTTAATGCTGTGTTGTAAAGTTTTACGTCTTTTATGTTTCCGTAGAATTTATTTGTACCACTATCAAGGTTAAAATCTAAACTACTTAAACCTACTGGTGTGCTACCGCTGTTTTGAAAATCTACTTTTATACCATTAATCCATACTTGAAAATTATTGTTACTATATAAAAATGCTACTTTTAATACTTCTTTTATATCAGATAAAGTGTGAGAATAACCATATTGTTGAGTTGTAGCAATACAATAAAATTCTATTCTATTTGCGCTATTATCATACCTAAAAGATATTCTATTAGAATTATTATTTATAAGTGCAATAGACCTGTTATTACCATCATTAGCTAAAGCACTTATCTCTGCATACAATACACCCTCTGTTGAGTTTATTACTTGGTCATTACCCGAACCATTACACTCATCAGCCAACCTCGTTACTGCACTTCCAGATGTAGGAATATACGATGTAGCGTAGCTTCCTTGTTCTAATTGTGCGCCCCATACATAGATAGTTCTTGCGGTAGCATCTCCAAAAGTATTAAGGTTGAAAGCATTAGCAGTTGCAGTTATATTTGTTCTTTCTAATTTATCCCAACCTCCCGTTAATGTAAAATTTTCTTCTGTTCCTCCAAAGTTAAATCTTATTGTTTCTCCTTGTGTTCCTTTTACATAAACAAAACCACTATAATTACCACTTAATGTAGGAGATTGACCTAATATTTTTGATGCTACATTAAATTCTACTTTAGTTGCATCATTTTTGCCACTTGGAGATAATACTTCATTTGTATTGTCTGTAATAACAATACCACTACTTATGATTGACCATTGGCTAAAATCCTCCGAATAAGTTAATAAATTAGTCCTACTCGGCTCAAGTTTTAAAGCTCCTTCACTATCATCTTTATAATCTATTCTAGGCATTCCAGCACCAACTGTTTCTATTAATCCTTCTTTGTTTACTACAGTAGCTTTTGAGTCTCTTTCGAAGTTAAAAGGTAAAGGTTTGTAATTACTATTCTCATCATTATAAGCAAGGATAGTATCTTTCTTACCGTACCAT